CCGGAAAGGCCGGCTCCGCTGAAAATGTCGTCAAAACCGAATGCCATGGTTATGCCCCCAAGGTTTCGAATTCCTCTTGAGCTGAGACGAAGGAGAACCCATCGCTTCCAGCGTACTGCAATTTCCACTGACGAGCGCGATAAACGCCCAACGACCGAACCTGCTCGCACGGCTGTGGGCTCGGCGAGATCGGAATGTCTGCCACGTGCTCCCACACTCCAAGGTCGTCACGCATCCAAAGTCGTGCGAACGCTGATGTCGCTACCCTGAACAGGGAGCGGCGAAAGTTCAGCATCAGCGTGTTGCACGCTTTTTGCGCCGTGGACCCGTGTGTAGTGAACCCGCTCACTAACTCGATCACGATTGGGTTCCCGAGGTCTGTCACGGCATCCTCGTCAAGCTGCGCAATCGAACCATCCGACAGTCCTACCAGGAAGGCGTCCTGCTCGGCCCAGTGGTAGGCCGACGTGATGGTCACCGGAGTCGCCCCGGCGTTCCAGGCCCGCCACTCTGACCAGTTTCCGCTGTTCGCGCTCCAGATGAGACCCTTACCCTCGCTTGGGAACATGAACACGAGGCAGTCGAATCGCCCGAATCGCATGCGAAACGCCCACGCGTCGTCGATGTCTCCGAAGTCCAGTAGCTCCTTGGCTATCTGCTTGGAAATGTCGTTGTAACTTCGCGCGTCAGTCACAACGATGCGTCGAAACCTGTCGAGCACGGCCCACGTGTCGTCGGTCGCGCAGAATGCGTTCCGAGATCCAAGCCCGAGGTTCATCGTGCGCGCGGGCGCGAAGTCCAAGATGTTGTTCGCGTCATTGGCATCAACGGCGAGGTTTGCCGGCGCGTAGACCTGGATAGTTTCGGTACCGAACGCATAAACCTCGTTCGTGTTGTCGCCCATCGCGACAATCGGGTCTGGCTTCGCCGCCGCCTGGATGTACGAAGCTCCACCCGTCGCCATGTCCCAGTTCTCGTACTCCTCGAGCGGACCCGTCCACCAAAGTTGACCCGTTTTGCCAGTGATGGCGGCGACGAGGCGCTGGGCGATCCCGCAGATGTGATTCGCTTCTGGAGGGTCACCTCCTGCGCCAGTGTTGGTCAGGCGCGCAGACAGCCCAGACCCAGTCCACTTCTGCATGGCTCCTCCGCCGGCAATCACGACCATCTCTCGTCCGGCCACGAAGCTCGGCCGCTCCCCTCCATCCAGTCGAGTCGTGATGTCGTTCGCGTCGGTCAGAGCGATCGGGTCACCAAGCGTCGGCAGAGCCCAGATATTTCTGTCCTGCGTTACGTAAATCAGATATTGCCCCCATCCGACCATACCGATGACTGGACTTCCCGAAGCCAACGTCGCGTTGAACCCGCTCCAAGCCGCGATTCCTGGTCGGGCGCGAACTGACCCTGCCATGTCAACGACAACGTTGGTCGCTACCGGCATGGACCCGCCGAGCTCGTCAGACGAAACGTCCTGCGAGGCCGAGAAGATGACTGGTTGGACCTGCGTCTCTCCCATGGATCACCAGAAGTTTCCCGATCGGGACAACCACGCTGTAACCTGGCACAGTGACACACCGTCGTCGGCGACCATGAACATGGCCGTGTAGTAGGTTCCCGTCGACAGCGACGCTGGAAGCCCTATGCCCTTCACTACAGAATCGACTGTCAATCCGCTGGACGCCGATGTTGAGCTGTCCATCTGCACGACGATCATGTACTTGGTAAACGGAGTTAACGTTGGCACACCGTTGAACCCGACGTTGACCGTGGTGACGTTTCCGCCATAGGTGGCCTTGAAGACGTTCACGGTCTTCGTCACGTCTATATAGAAGGCAGGCGTGGTAGCGCTGCTTGAAGAGTACGCAGAGCTTGATGCGTCTGCGCCGGACCACGTGTTACCCCAACTCTGGTATGGAGTGGACACGTAGTTCTCGACGTCGGCCGTGACCGATCCGTAGGTTCGACATCCGACCAACAGCGAAGCGTCACCGTTGGGCCTGAACCCGGTCCCACACGTGTATGCGTAGCACCGCTTCGTCATGGCTCTTCCAGTCGAGGATTGGAAGAGGAACCCGTACAGGAAAGATTCGGCACGACACCCAACAGCTTCGGCGTCTGCGTACAGGTCGAATCCACGGCAATACTTCGTGCTGGCGTCCGTGCTGATGGCGTAGCACTCTTCTGCCACGGAGCCAGGCCCGAGCACGTAGGCGATTCCTGTATGCCCGCTGCTACCCTCCACGCTGGCCGTGCAATTCCTGATGATGCACCTCTCGCTGTCCGAGTAGCTGAGCACGATTCCAAGACAAGCGGTTACTGCCACCCTTTCGATAGTTCCCTGCTTCCCGGACACGAATCTGATGGCGGCATTGCCGTTTCCGGTGTCATTTCCAAGAACCACGGAAAAGTCTCGCAGGAGATACTGACCGTTTGCCACCGTCAGCGTGATCCCATCGATCGCCTCGCTGGTCGACGAAATGATGGAGTTGGCCGGTCCATCCCCGTAGATGGTGATGGAGCCATTGACGGTCAATCCGACCGTGATGCGGTACGTTCCCTTGGGTAGGTACAGGGGCAGTTTCGCCGCGACGGCTCGGTTGATGGCGTTCTGCAGGGCCGTGCTGTCGTTGTTGATGCCGTCGCCGACGGCCCCGTAGTCCTGCGGCGTGATGTGCATACGCAAGACGTCTTTTACGTCACGGGCTGTCGCCGACGTGGCATCCTTGTACTTCGCATCGACGCCGATGCTTGTACCGATTGCAGTTAGAACCCCATCGATCGTGGTAGCAGTAAACGAAGCGTTGCTCACCACGACAAGTGAAGCTGCCTGCTGGGTAGCGTAGACAACCAGGTGCTTGGTGGCTCCCAATGCGTCCGTGACGAGGATTTCCGCCGAGTCCTTGATGTAGACCTCGGCCTGTCCAGCGGCATTCAGCGACACCGGGGTGTTGGCCGGGTAAGGCGTGGTCTCGGCAGCGTCCTGGTACACCGTCAGGTACACCCCCGGAGCCGTCGGGCTGTAGAAGTACGCAAACCCGGACGCAATCGCAGCTCCGGTCGTAGCATCTCGAGCCCCCGCGAACTTCAACCATTGAACAAGACTTGCCATGTTTCACCAATTCCGCGCGCGGTGTCCCACGCGAATGACGATGTCCCCATGCTCGGCGTCTCCGGCCTCGCAACGCTGGCGCATCTCCATGGCCCTAGCGTGCAGAAGCTGCGAGCGCTCGAACATGCTGTTGTCCATCGCGACGAAAGATGCGATCTCAAGCTTGATGCACTGAATCCACGAGCGCCGGACGTCCATCGTAACGGCCCCGGTCTCGCCCCCGTGGACGTACCTCACGCCGTTGTACCGCAGCGCGTATACCGCGTCCGGAACCGGCCAGAGAACCAACTTCACGGTGGCCTGCTTCTCGAGGAATCCACGCGCTGGCCTACCCTGAATCGTCTTCACGGCCAAAGGAAGGTACTCTTCGCGGCTCATCGTCTTGACGAGCGTCTCAACCGACGTCGTGTCGTACACCGTTGCGATCGTGTCGTCTTGCCCAAGCTCGACGTCGAAAATCTCCGTAGGCAACGTGTACTCTGCGGTGCCAGCCACCAGGGCCAGCGTGCGACGTTCAACCTGCTGCTGGAGAACCCCATCTGCCTGCAGGGCACTCATGACTCCATCGAAGTGCTCGGCCGCGTCCGCGTATTGCTCCGCCTTCGGTTCCCCTCCTGGTCGCAGGAGTCCGCACAGGCGAATCGCCCCCTTCAGAATCTCGTCGCGTTGAAAGTCCTTGACGTATGTCGTCGCTACGGTCATGGGGCTTCGCGGACCTTTCCTCGAATCGGTGCGATGGTTCCTACGTTCGCGGCCCCGATCTCGTTCAGCTCGCGCACGGTCAGGCCCTTCTCGGCAGGGCAGCGAAGATATCCGTCTGCATCAAGTCTCATCTCGTGCCGATGGTGCGGGACCCCACAGTAGTCGCAGACGTCCGTCCAGTTGTAGAGCGGCCCGTGATACTGCTTTCCAATCGTCTGCGACATGGGGCCTCAAAAAAAACTCGGGCGGGGGAGCATCGCGGGGGAGTGAAGCCCGTTCCACTCCCCCGCCCAAAGATTACGTCGAAGCCGTGCCGACCTGGAGTCCGGTCTCGTTGACGTTGTTGACTCCGTAGTTCTGGTACAGCGACAGGTCGCCCGCCCCGTTGACCCCGATGTGGGCCACTCCACCGTCGGTTGTCACGCGCAGGCGGTTGTTTGCCACGATGCCGGTGTTGGCAAGGGCCGCCGTGAAGTTGATACACGACGTGCTCGACGCTTTCCATGCGTAGATGTAGTTTCTCTCGATTCGACATCTCACGCTTGCCGTGGTCAAGCTTCGAATGAGACCCTGCGCCACGCCGACTGTTACCTTCATGTAGTTGTCGCTGATGACGACGCCATCTGCGCCAGTTAGCACGATGACGTCGGTGATTTCAGCAGCAACAGCCAGTCCGACGACCTCGTTCCTGACGAAGTTCACGTTTGTCCCCGTGATGGTCATGAACGTGGTGCAGATCTGGTCAGCGTCAATACCGACGATGAACTGGTTCTCGTCGAGTACGCAACCTTCACCGCTCACCGTCCACGGGGAAGCCACGGTGAGAGCAACGTTCCCAGCGAGAGGTCCGGCGCACAGGAAGCGGCAGTTCGAAATCCGAACGCCCTTCTTATTGAGGACCAGCGTCGAAGCCGCCGCACTGAACGTGAACGTCGGGCGCGTGTCACCGACGCCAAGACCCATGATTTGCACGTTGTCGACAAACGCCCAAGAGGCGGCCGTCGCCAGGTTCTCGGTGTGGCCTGGTAGCACGATGATTCGGTCTCCCCGTCCAGACACGCACTGCCCGAGCGCAAGAGCGACGCTTGGGTACAGCCCTCCGAACATCTCGGCCTGGCCCATGCGGTTCCAGAGGTCGGAGTAGTAGGTTGGCGAAGTACCATCGCCTCGCACGTAGAAGACATTCCCGCCCGCCGGCATCACGTAGGCTCCAGCGCACTCGAGCCCCTGCAAAAGCGACGTCGATGTGGGAACGCCGGTCATTCCTGTTAGTCCAATGGTCATAGCGTTCTCCTTCGGTTAGGTGTTGCCCTGGAGCCAGATTCGTGGATTCGACCACCCGTAAACCAGGCGGTAGATGGCCGCTACGTGCAGCGCGGTGCAGTTGTTGTCGACCCAGTTTCGCTTTTCGAGCTTGCGCTTCTCGTAGGCCGCCCATCCGTCTTCTGCGTCGGTCGTGAGACCCCACATCGACGTGCTAGCGAAGTCGAAGTGATAGATCGGCTTGACCTGGAGCTTGTAGCTCCTGACGATGTTGATGTCGTTCCAGTTCGACCCAACGACCTTTTCGGAGCCGAGGATGGTTTTCCATACGTCTTCCTGGATGAGCGGGCAAACGATCGCCTCGGGCTTCAACGGCTGCGGTATACCATTCGGGCCGAGCATGATACCAAGCTGAGCCTTGGCATTGATGAGGGCTGCGATACTCGGGCTCGAGTACGTGGAAAGCACGTTTGAGTAGGTCTGCCCGCTTGGGAGAAGGTGCGAAGCGTACGCGAGCGGAAGACCGTCGAACCCACCCGGATACGCTGTGTTCGTGCTCTGGATGAGCACCGAAGCAAAATCCACGTCCTGTGTGCGGTACGCGGACGCCATGAGCCGATTTGCCGCCTGGATCGCCTCCTTGTACTTGTTGTCCTCGAGCGCTTCCTCCGCGATGATGACCTGCTTCGCGTAGGTCTTCGGATAGAAGCGCACTGACCCGCCGAGCGTGATGGTGTCCTCGGCGATCGGCTCGCCCAGCCCCTTCTCGGTGAAGTACGTCGTTCCTGCGATTTCCAGGTTCTCGACGTAGCCGTCTTCCATGTGCTCGAGAGAGACAAGGTTGCCCTTCCCGATGCAGACCTGTTTCTTCGACAGGTCGTCGGTGTAGATGTTGTCGATCGTCTTCTTCATCAGGCGATACAGTGGGTGGGTTGTAATCATGGTCATTGCCCCCTTTACATCGTGGTCCCGTCGCCCTGCTCGTAGACCTCGAAGAGGCCCTTCCAGTATGTCTTGGTAACGTCGTTGATGGCTCCGGAGGCTCCATACTGCGGAATCTCCCGCAGTATGAGCTGCGCCGTCGAGGCGGCGAACGAGGCGACGGTGCCGGCGGTTGCCCCGCTTTGTCCGCTAATGGAACTGACGGAGTTGACCACGACGTCGACGCAGTTACCGATAAGGTCAGTGGCAGCCGTTTGCGTTGCCGCCGCCGTCGGAACGTCCAGCTCGAAAATCTGGTCCTTCACCGGGATGCAGACCACGACGCTGGCAAACGGGTTCTGCTGAGAAGTTGTCCCGGTGTAGGTCGTCGCAGCCGGAAGGAATGCCCCCGGACGCATGAACCCATCGCTGCCCCTGTAGCGCTCCACGGAGACCGCGACGTAATCAATCACCTCTCCGGCTGCACTCGCCACGATGCAACCATCCGTCCCCGCCTTGCACGGCGACCCTGCGCCGATGGCATTGGTATTGTTGCTCGCGACCACCTTTCTGACGATCGGCATTCCGCCGACCCCGGAGGAACTGCGGCTCTTGAACCAGCGGAGCCCCCCTTTCTTTGGCTCGAATTGTGCCATGATGCTTTCCCTTCACCCGAAATCGGGCTGTTAGTGACCTTGCCTCTGTGATCTGTCGTTGCCCCTGACGTGCTCGACAGTCTCTGGATTGTTGGTTTCTCCCTTGCGCGCGACCTGGCTCAGACGCAGTTGGCGCGTGTGCTTTTCACGCAGATAAGCCTCGTGCTCGGACCGCGGCTTCCACATCACATATTGCCCCTGAACCATCATCCGGTTGGTACCGTCGATCGCCTTGCGCGCCCCGATGACCTTTTCCTTGCAGGACCCAGCGATAAGGTAGCTCCACCCGTTCGACTCGCAGGCAGTTGCTCCGAAAGAATCCTCGTTGGGATTCGCCAGCATGTAGACCCGATCTGGGTCCTGATTGGTGACCTTCCCCATGGTTTCAGGGGACGCCACCATGGGCTTGGGATCGACTCGTTCTACCGCAGTTTCGCTCATTTCGCGCGCTCACTCCTCCTCGCGAGGTTTGCGCTCGGTTCCGCTCAGCGTGCGCGAGGGCGCGCCGGGAAAGAGCTTGTGGCCTGCGTGCTCGGTTCCGAACCGGCCGGCCGTGCCGTGGAAAGAGCTACAACCTATTAAGCCACGCTACATTTTTTTGTCAATGTCATAAGTTGTCGTTTCCGAGCTTCCTGGGCGACTCGCCCGGTAATTGCGCACCGCAAGCCCGTGATTCCGATTACTTGCGGTGCGCGTGCGCTCATTCGTCCTTGCCCTCCCAGTACCCGGTCTTTTCCATCCGCTTGGCCCACTCGGAGAATTTCTTCTCATCGGACCAGTCCTTTTGCCGAGAGAACATCTCCCTGGCCATCGTCCTCTCTTCGCGCGTGAGGTCGTGTCGAGGTTTTCCGGCAGAGCGTTCGGTCGCGTCAGCCCGTGTTCCACCGAACCTTGCTTGCTGAGCCTTACTCGGGGCCGGCGCCTGTCGTCGACGCAGGCCGAACTCGTAGGCAGCGTCTGACAGCGCCTTTTCGTGCGCCTCTGCGACATCGAATGGCTTTCCGGCGGCTTTTGCGCGCATCTGGAGGAACAACGCCCACGCGTAATCTCGGGCGTTGTCGTTCCCGAACACGTCCGCGTACTTGGCGCGCAGCATCGCCTCGTGTGTGTCTGGTCCTTGGGCAGGCTTGAACTCCTTGAGCGCCGCCTTCACCCGCCGATCTGCAGTACCCTCCAACAGCTCGCGGTTGAGTTTTTTGTACCTGTCGGTCAGCTCTTTGACCTGCTCCTCGCTGAGCCCTGGCGTGCGGACCTGGCGCAAAATAATCTCTTGCTCCTTCATGATGCGGTCGAAATCATCCTGCTCATCGCCACCCTGGCGCCTTTCCTGCGCCTGGCTCTGCCCGCCTTGCCGCATCGACGCCGCCAGTTGCCCAATCGTAGACACCATCTGCTCGAGTTTGTCGTTCAGCGGCCTTGAGAATTCCTTGAAGTGCGCCTCGGCCTCCTCGCGACGCTGCCGAGCGCGTTTGTCCTTGCGCGAAGGCTGCATTTCGACTGACGTGCGCCCGTTTTCTTCTCTGATCCTGACCTCCGGCTCGTTGTCCTCCGGAGCATCTTCGCGCTCCTCGCGCTCTTCGGTCGGCTCCTCGGGCTCGCGCCTGCGCAGCTCTTCCTGTCCTTCTTCTGTCGTTTCGTCGTCTGGAAACATAGTCACTCCTTAGATGTCATCCGGATGTCTGGTTGGGTCGAACCTTGGGACGCACTCGTCGTCGATGACCAGCTCGTGCTTCCCGTTCTTGACTGCGATGCGAACCTTTCCAGCGAGCTTTCGCGCTTCCAGGTCCTCGTCGAGCGTGATGTTCTCTGCCTGCATGAAAAAGAACTCCACGTCCTTTCCATCGCTGGTCGTGTCAATAGAGAATCGGAATGGCGTCCAACTCGACATCCAAATCATGTCGCCAAGACAGATTCCATGCCCTCTAAGCACATCGGCGGCCACAAGCCCGGCATCCACCACGATGCCACGCGGACTTCTGAATTCGCGGTATGATTTTGCGGTCTCAGGCATGATAATTTTGCCATCTTGGGCGTAGGTCTCCCTGCTAGCCGTCTCGCTCGGGACGCGGTAGATGAGGATTGAGTTGAAGCAGCAGGAGCCAGGCCACTTCGGGATGTTGTACTCGCGAACGCGCTTCTCGAGCAACGTCTGGCTTGGCTTGGTCGCCTCGACGTGCTCACGCACGTACCGATCCACCCCGCAATTCCCCGTGAACTTGTCCATATCCGTCGTCATGACGACCTCCCGAACATGATTTCGTCGAGTTCTCGGCGAGCCTGGTACTGGGCGCCGAGCGCGCGAATGTTCTCTGGCTCAATCTTGGTCCGCTGCGCTTCTGCTACGATAAACGCAGCTGACGTTTCCATGTCTTGCTGGATGGTGTGTCGCACCTTAATTGTGCATGGATGATTGAGCCACTGCTGGTATTCCCCTTCAGGGATACCGTCCAACGGATGCGGTAACGTGTTGTTGGTAGCCATTTTTCACTCCTTTGGTTTCGGTCACTTACTCGGGGCTGCCTCTGCTGGCACCCCCTGCTGAACTCGTGTTTGCGGCGGCTGTGCACCAGGGGCCTTGTTGGTCTGGCCGGTCGGAATGGCCGGAGGAACAGGACCACCCGGGCCTGGAGGCTGTCCACCTGGCGCTCCTGGTGGTCCTCCTGGCATCGGAGGAGGAGCGGCCAGCTTCTGCGCAATTTCCTCATCTGTGAGGACGTATTGTAACAGGTTCTGCGCAGACCTGACGGTCAGGCAGTCGCGCGCCACAGCCGCGAACATCTGCGGCTTGAAGATGATACTTGCCAGTTGTGGAGGAATACCCTTGGTGAGCATCCCGAGAATGTCGTCCTTTTCTGCTATGCGCTGGGCCTGGCTCGTGAATCGCAAGTCGGCCGTGAAAAGAATGTGGTAGTCGTCCCGGTACAGCTCACGACCGACGGTGATTTTCTGTCCTTGCTGGTACCGGGGCTCGACAACAACAAGCGTCTTCGACTCGTCGAGGTGTTGGAAGTTCAGGAGAGCGTTGTTCTTGACCACGTTCCCAAACATCTCGACGAAGTTGGTAGCGAACACCGTCAACTGTCGCACCGCTTGCTCGAGCCGCCCCGCCTGCCCCCTGAACGTCTCCTGGGCCTCGCGCTCTCCAGAAAGCACGTCAGGGGCGCTTGCCACCCCGTCCGCCGCCTCAATCTGATTGTCGATGGCGGCCAGAAGCTGTGGGTTGGCTTGGTCCGCTTTGAGCCGGAAAATAGCTTTTTCCATCATGTCGATCGGTATCCCGCGAATCCGATGGAAGTGATTCGGCGATATCGTCTTTACCCCCGGTGGAAGGCGGACGGCCTCATGCAAGAACCCGGTTGTCGAATTGGCCAACGTTCCAGCGTCGACGAACTGATTGAGCAGGATGTTGGCCGCTCGCTGGTATGGCATGAGCGCCTGGCCGATTCCAAGACCGTGTGAGCCTTGCGGGTTCTCGATACACGCAGCGTGTGAGAATTGCTCGATCGTCTTCTGCCGGCATGGCTTCGGAGGCTTTGGCATTCCGTCGTCGTCGTACTCGATCCATCGCGGAGGAGCCGGCTGCGGTGGAGACTGACGCTGAACCTGCTCGGCCACGATCTGACTTTCCAATGGGTCAACGCCTGGCTGCTGAAGCTGCTGCAAGAGCTGCTGCTCACGCATTAGACCTTCGGCGTAGAGCTTCGTGTCGGCCAGATACTGCGCGTATTCCTGACTTTCGCGATCGAAGCGGATTCGGTCATCCGGGTCGTCGTATTCGCGCTTGAACAATGCCAGAAGCGTCTTGGTTCGATAGTCGACCACCGCGCGAATTGGCGTTTCGTCCTCCTGGCCAGGAAGTGTAGTCCAGCCGTGGTATTCGAGCAGCGCGTACGGAGCGTCGTTTCGAGCTTCCGACTTGTCCTTGCCCTCGTAGGCGTCGACTACCTCCCTCGTCTTCTTTTCAATCTCATCGTCGAACGATCCTTCTTTGTTCTGCTTGATGACCTCGTCAACCTGAGCCCAGATGCCAAGCCTCTGCATCTTGCGCATCTGACGCTTGTACTTGCGAAGAATCTTGGTCTTCCGTGGTACGTCCGACATGTCAACAAGTGGAGGTGTTGACGTGTATGGGTAGACGAAGTCACTCGACGACAGGAACTCGTGTGCGTTGACATCATCTTCAAAATCACGATAGCTTTGAAACACGCACTCGCCGTGGTTATAGAACTCGAGCAGAGCCCTACGCACGTACTGCTTGAATCCCCGCACTTCTTTCTGGAACTGCCAGTTCTGGTGTAGCTCAACAAGGCGCGCCCGCTCCTTATCCGCCGGGTCGTCTGACATCGGGATAGCTTCGAACATCGGCATGCGGTCGCGAAACAGCTCGGCGTAGGTCCTGTGGACGAGGCGCAAGATGCGCTCCTGGATGACCGGGACATGCATGTTTGCGCAGTTCTTGAACGGCTCTTCCTTGTCATCGAGCTGACCCAGAAAGAGCTTCATTTCTTCGGCGCGTTTTTCGAACCATGACTCTCGTGATTTCCAGTCCTCGTCGAATTCGTCGACTATTTGCTTTGGCAAGTCCTTTCGAACGAAGTCATCGATTTTCTTGTCGGTCTTCCCCATCTCCAGGAGCACGGGAACAAGGTTGACGGCGTCTTCTGGCAGCTCGATAGGCTTTGCAGGGGCATCGGCAGGATCTGGCATGCCCTCGTCCATCGCTTGTGCATATTGCTCTGGTTCTTGCTCGTCGATGATTTCGTCGGCCATGGCGATCCTTTATTGGAAATATCCCCTGGAACCGCGCGACGCGCGTTTGTCTCGAGCCCGGTCCAAGTCGTTGTATTCCGTAACACCAGAGTCCTCCCAAACGTCATCCGGGTCAATGCCCCTGCCAGACGCCTCGCGCGTTTCAGGGGCCGCCATCCGCGACATCACGGCGTACTGGACGCAGTTCAGCCAGTGGTCGTCGCCGCCCTCTGCAGGCTTCTCGGCGTTTTCCTTGTCAGTGCCGATGGTCGGGATGGTTCGGATGGTGTGCGTGCAGGTGTTGAAAAACGTAATGCCTGGCCGCGCGTCTTTGGACTTGGGAACGTCCCGCAAGCGCCGCAAGAATTCCGCGGTGCTCGCAACCCGGTCCTTCGTGCAGTTTTCCCAGTAGACGCCGTACCTGGCCATGGTCTCAGCCATCGACGGCCCGACGGTTCCGATCTTAGAATTCATCTGGTAGTCACAGACCCCGCTCACACGAGAGCAGTCGTTGACCCTGTCCCACTCGTCCGCGCCCTGTTCGATGTTCTTGATGGCGATGGCCACGAGTTCGGAATCCTTCCGCTCGGATTCCTTTACCTTGTGGTTGAAGGTGACCTCTCGGTAGCATACGAGGTCATCATCGGGCGTCTTGGCGAACCACATAACTGGGCATGCCGTCTTGTAGCCCCAGTCGATGACCCTCATGCGAGGCCAGCTCTTTGGGATTGCGTACGGTTCTACTACGTGCACGTCCGGGTTCCATTCGGCCGCGAAGAACGATCCGTCGACGATTCCCCACAGGCCGTCGAGTCTGGCCTTGCGCAGGGGGGCCGGAAGGTCCATTAGCGATGCTTCGTAGTCGCGTCGGAAGTCAGGATTCGGATTGTCCTCGAGCCTGGCCGGTATGTACACGCGGTGGCGTTCTTCCGTCGAACCGTCGCGAAGCTTGTGCTGCGTGTAGATAAGCTTGCGACCCTCCGGTGCCGGGTCAACGAAGTGCTCTTTCACCCAAAGCCCGCCAGGCGGCGCGTCTGGATTTGTTGCACAGCGAACGCGCAGGAGCGGCCGAAGCACATCGTCGTCGGTTCGAACGCGCGATGTAGCCATTTTATACTGCTTCTCGGTGAACTGCACCGCCTCGTCGAACGCCATCGACGTGTACTCGTTGCTGTCGTAACGTCGAAAGTCTTCTTCGTCCTGCATGTTCCCGAACTGGTAGCGGTATCCGCACGAAAACGTGTAGGTGTAGTCTTTCCCGTCCCAGCGCACGCCCGGATCAACCTTTCGAATGAACCTGTCCACCTTGGCAATGGCCTGGTCCATCATCGGGTAAATGCGCCTGAAGTAGATGTGCCATCCCTTGCTAACAAACTCTTCTCCGCGCCTTAGCGCTTCAAGGTACCTGCGGTGCTCGACAACCAGCTGGGTTACAATCGGGTCCCACCACAAAAAGATACTCTTCCCGCATCCAGCGGTTCCGCCGTACAACAGCTCTCGCGCCTGGCACAGGTGCGCCTCTCGCTGCACGCCGCTCGGCTCGTAAATCAGGTTCGTGTGGAGCTGCTGGTCCATCAGGGCATTGCTGGAACAGGAGAATCGAGGTCAGCTGTGTAGAAGTAAATATCGACCGGATCGGGCGATTCGGTGTAAGCAGAAATTCTGATTCCCGGATGCACCGGTGGGTGGAATGAACCACTGGTAGTCGTGCATTGCGTATTCCAACCGGATGGAGAGTTAGGTTCAAAATAGAAATTCTTTGATACGCTCTGTTCTACACTGGCGGACGGCCCACCTACAAATGCGTCCATTGTGTACAGTCGACCTCCGCCACCCTCCATGATTACCGGGAAATCCATAATGAGCCCAGTCGGCACAACACTGTCGACATTTCCTGCACACGACTGCTGGCCGTCAGGGTATGTGCCTGTCGGCTTGTGCTTGCCGTATACAACAACTTCAGCTCGAATGAAGCTTCTATAGCGTAACGATGATGCCTCGGAGCGAACGCGCATTGTCCACGTTCCGACGGGCCAAACCATTCTCTCTGCAGCATAGTTCACGTACCATGCGCCAGGCTCGTAGTGAGGTGTTGTTATTTCCACGATGCCACTTGAGCTGGTAATTCCAATAGCCCTTGCAACCCCGGGTGACGAACTTGGATACTGAACCTTTGTAATCGGACAGATCCCATAGACCGATTGACAACCGTCGATATCGACCATGTACGCCCCTCCCGGCGCACGATTTGTCGGTACGATCGTCGGCCCAACGTCGATTCCAGCGGAGTTGCTTGTTGTCGTGACGGTGAACGTGTTGCTGGTTGTAGCAGTTTCTGTGGAATTCGTCGTTGCCGTGTTTGTGTTAGTCCAGGTCCCCGTTCCTGTTCCGGTTGCCGTTGTCGATATCGTGCTCTGGGTTGCGGTCGCCACCTGTGACCGTGAAGCTGTCCACGTCTTCGTTCCCGTCACGGTCATAGTGGTTCCCAGGAAGGTCTGCGTGTTGCTGACGGTTTCCGTAGTCGCTCCGCTTCCCGTTACCGATACCGTCGTTGTTCCGCTGGCCGTCTGCGTTCCAGTCGCAGATCCGGACACCGTACCTGTGCCTGTACCAGTGCCAGTCGCCGTGCCTGTGCCAGTGCCAGTCGCAGACGCCGTCGTCGTCAACGTTGAGGCCAGTGTAACGGTTACCGTCGTCGTGTAGGTCCTGCTGTTGGTTCTCGTCGACGTTCCGGTGGTAGTCGGTGGCGTCCCGGTGTAGGTCGCGGTGAACAGATCAGGGAACAGCGCTGTCACAGATTGCGTTTCCGTTCCGGTTCCTGTTGTGCTGGCCGATGCGGTGATATTTCCCGTTCCGTGTGCGGTTGTGGTCTGCGTGACTGGAATGGTGGCTGTCGTGGTCCGTGTGTAAGACGCTGTTGTTGTCAGTGTGTTTGTGGCAACGAAACCTATTCCGTTGGCTCCGTAGAGGTATCCGTTCCCAAGCGTGACGGTCGCTCTTGTCGCCGTGATGATTCCTGTGCTCGTCCCATTGGTGAGCGTACCGGTTCGCGTGTACGTCTCGGTTCCTGTCGACAGGTACGTCGACGTCCCAACCTTGACTGCTTGTGGTGGCAGGTTCTCAACCGGGACCTGCTTGGTTGCGCGAAGCAGAGGCGCGTAACCTTGGGTAACATCTGCGACAACTGGACACGCAAGAAGCGTCGTCGCCAACCACGCCAAGACAAAGGCAAGATGTCTCATTGCAATGAACCTCCGTTGAATCGCCAATATTGCAGCTGACCCAACTCAGGGTCCGTCTCGTCGACCAAGTCAACCATGCGAAATATTGCACACCCCATCTTCGCGGTCCCCATCTGTGGTAGCTCGAGAGCCAGCTTGAACACTGGTTCCGTCACCGATGCTCCGTCGTTCATCACGATCGGTTCAACGAATGTGCAGGCGATGGTGTGACCGTTGCGGTGACCAGCTGTCGTGATGCCGTTGAGTTCCTTGAGCGTTCCACCATGGACCTTCAGGTTCGTGTGCCCCTGAGTGTCGATGATGCCAGCGCCATCGATCGTGACGTCGAACCAATCCTCTTCCGAGGCCGTCGTGATGGTGTCGAACTTCATAGAGCTCTTCCACCATGTGCCGCGGGTCGCGCTGTTGTATCGGATCGTCACGGCGACCAGCTCGGTGATGTCGGTGTACAGAACAGGCTTAAGCAAGATTCTCTGCGCCGACGTCAGCGTGTAGGACGAGGAAAGCTCATACTGAAATGTCAGGTTGTGGGTCGTCGTGTTCAAGAACAACGGCGACGATTCGGCGACAAACACCGTCGCGTTCAGCGTCACACCATCCGCTTCGTATACGTAGGCATAGAGCCGAATGGTGACTGTTCCTGTGGTGGCCCCAGTGGTGACGGTGACTTGCTCCACCGCAAAGCTTTGCGTTCCAGCCGGTATCGATGTCGTGCCAGGCGTCCCAGGAAGAGTCATAAACGCCTGTGGAAAATCCGTTTCTCCTCCAAATGACTGGTAACAGGTCAGGTCTCCGTTGTCGCTGTCTGCCGGTTCGGTGACGAGCTGGGCAGATGTCAAAAGCTCATAGGACGTGGCCGCCGTCATCGTGTCAAGAAGCTCAAGGGTCAGTGCAGTCGCATCGACCACGATCGGGTTGTCGGTCGTGATTCGAAGGTATTTCCCCTCGTACTGGACGCCGGTCCCGCCGATATAGACGTACGCACCGTTGCACAGTCCGGCCGACGTGTTGGCATCCGGCATGCGGCGGATCACCGGCTTCGTCGACACGCCCCACTCTCCGACCATGTGAAAGCCGCAGTCGACCACCTCGTAGGTAAAGAAGTGCACCGGATCCGTCCACGGCGGATCGATCGTAACGGGGCACCATGACACAACCACATCCCCATCCTCGAGCACGATACCGGGCGAGCCAGTCGAGTCCATCCCATAGAGCTGTCCAGCGAACCCTGACCACTGCCAGGTGCTCACCCCGGAAATCTGTGTCCAAAGCGAGGAGAATAGCGTTCCGGTCTCATCCCCCCACGGCAGCAAACACCTGGCTTCGGTTCGAGCCAACTGGTCGCTCTTCTTCGCAGGGTACAGGTACGAGCCCTCGACAGCCGGGTCGGCCGCCGGGTGCGAATGGTTGCCGTCGGCTACGAGGCCGCTGTTGCCAGGGTCGTCAGTTCCGACCTTTTTCATCGGTCCTGGATAGAACCCAGGGAACGCAGCTGGAAGCACGAGAGCATCCAGGATTACCATGGCCTGCTTGAGCGTGTTAGTTCCAAGCAGGCGTCCAATGAACGTTGAATCGTCCGTGTTGATGGCTGCGCTCGGGTGCTGGCGCGCGGTCGCCCTGCTCGCCGCTGTCAACGCCGTGTGGTCGTCAAACGCAGTCGGATAGGTGTCGATAACGTCAACAATGTCGTTCACCCTGCGACGAAGTTGCTGCAGGAGCGGCCACACCTCGCGCTGGATGGCCGACAGCAGGTCCTCGGCGCTCCCAGGCGCCTTCGGAGATACGGCTTGGATGATTTTCCGCAAGATTGAGGTCATTTTTTCTCGCTCTCGTCCAGCAATGGCTGCTCTGGGCTGGCTGGAACACGAGCATACACCGGAGCCGCCTGCACAACGATGAACTGCGGAGCCAGCTCCGGAGGCGTTCGCGCCTGGCCGGCGGCGGCCATGAGGCGCTGGGCGGTGTCCTGCACTTCATACGCCTTGGTCAGGTACAGGGGCGCGTTTCTCGCACAATTCATCGCGTCCCTGGCTATTCTCAACTCCTTCGGAGTCATGTCCTCCGGAATGGCTGGGATCGGGCGCCCGTTGGCGTCGACGATCGGGTTCCCTCCTGCATCTACCGGATCCCAATCAACCTCGGCAGCACGCTGTGCGGCGGCGACGATTCCGGCAGCTTCAATGATGGTGCGCTCAAACCTGGCAATCAGGGCATCGTTGGCCCTCGATAGCACCATTCCGCGAGTCGCCGCCACCTCTTCACACTTTCGTGGGCGCGCTCCAGCGCGAGAACTGCGGCAGCGCCATCCCGGCGAGGGCCGCCCCGATTCCAGTGAGAAGCGTCTCGGCTCCCTTGAAGATTTGTCCAAGGATGATGGCTGCGATTCCAACGATGATTGCGATGAGGTCGATGGGTTTCATGGTGCACTCCTTCAGTTCTCTCTCGGCCATTCGGTCTGCGCCGAAGTCCACATGGTCAGCAGAACACATCGCTCCGCTTCCTTCGGCATATTCTGTATTCCATAATACGTGAAAGTGTAGCCCCTGCACCAGACGATTCCGACATCGCTACGATTCAACACCGGCTCCGGGCAGGCCGCCACGAAGTCTTCCACCGTGCTCATGGGAACAACTTCACCGGGTCCAAATACCCCAGGCTGATGGTGTAGGTTGGCCTTGTCTTTTCTGCTACGCAGTTTCCTTCGCGCCCTCCAGCCGTGTTGGTGTTCCCTTCGATTGTGTGAAGGACGCCTCCCTCTCCAACGGAAACCACGATGCCAACGTGGCTGAGCTTGGCGTGCGTGACGTCGTCCACCCCGTGGTCGATTCCGAAGATGCACCCCACCACTGGCCTGTCCGACCAAGCTCGGTGGTCCTTGGCCATGTGCATTAACAGATGGCCTCCAGCCACCGGTTGCAGTGGGTTGTGTAGCCCGCGCCTGTCGCACGCATCGTCCAGCATGCACCATGCGAAGGCCACGCACCAAGGCGCCCCTGGCTGCCGGTGCACACGACGAAGCCATGCGTCGATTTGTGGCCCCGAATTGCGCGAGGTCTCCTTCGTGCCAAGGTTCGCGCTCGCCTCGACCACCATCTGGGCTCGCAGCAGATTGGCTTGCAAGTCGTCCATGGTCAGCACACCTCCCTTTTGTTCATCGCCGCCAGCTCAGCAATCTGGCCAAGAAGCTCATCGTTCCTTCTCGCCTCGCTGTCGTACAGCGTTTCGTACTTCACGTGCAGCCGTCTCTCCCTGCGCAGAGCACGTTCGAGCTTCACGAACACCACCAGAAGAGCCGCGAGCCCCGCTAGCTGCAGGCAGAGAATAAGCGTCGCCATGGTTCACTCCTCCATGAGAAAACTTGCCTCAACCGTAACACAAGTCCGCCCAGGCAGAGCGTCACCAAACGCACAAAGAAAGAGGCAGGTAGCCCAAACGAGATCCCGCTACGCCGAGCTACCTGCCCCCCGCAGTACCAGACCATGGTAGCACGGGCTACTGGTCGCGGGAACCACCACATTCAACCATCGCTGCATCGACAGCCTCTAGAATAGCCTCACCAGAACCGTAGTAGACACAGGACCTCGGAGGATTACCCTGCGCTCGAGTGGCCAACGCGAGCTCATGCTCCCCACGCAGCACCAGGTCATCTCCCTGCTCAGCCAAGATGCCACAGTCCACCGGCCTGTGAACCACTGCCGTTACGTACGCTGACCCAGCGTTCCTACCAGCTTGGTAGTACGTAGCCAGCTCCGGGGTGCTACAGGTCGTGGGGGATGGAATGAATGCCAGAAGCGCCATGATGATGTTCATGCGCACACTGTAGCACGAACGGTGCGTCAAGTAGTTGGTGGTTCGGAATTTTCGCGGAGCGGAAGAGGCGCGGAATTTGGCACGGGTATGCCCAACCCGGTACCCACTCCCTACGTGACGTCGTGCAGCGCCCTGAACCCTCCGAGCGAGCGCGTGTTACGCCTGGCCTGGTGCTCCAGCGCCTTGCGCGCCCTGCCCGACTCCGTGCCTGACAGGTGTGACAGCACAAGGTCTGTCGCCTGGGCCAGCGTGAGGTACCAGTGTGCGTGGGCTGTGCCAGGTCCGTTGGTTCCTGGCGTGAGCTTCCTGGCTCCGAGCTGGCGAGCCTTGCGCGCCAGGGTCTCGGTACAGCAGCCGAGGATGGCCGCGACCTGGGAGAGCTTGACCAGCCTCGGTATTGACGTCTTTTGCATGCATCTAATGATAGCGGACTCGGCCGTGTCCTGCAGACCGTCTGCTTTGTCCCGTTGAGCAGGCTATAACCCGCGGTTTCAGGGCATCTATCCCGTATTGCGGACGCGTGTCCGCAGAACCATGCGAACTGACGCAAGTGTGCGGAATTACTTGGCAGCAGCGCGCCATTGCCGGGCGGATTGACCGGGAATGGAAAGCGTGGGAAGGGAAGGACGTTCTCCGGAACCCTGAGCTACCGGAACCTAACGCAGTGCCATCATGGAATCGTGTAAGTGTTGATTCCTCCCACGCATGTCCGGTCGCTCCCACTAGGATACGTGTCACCACGTCACACCGGACCCTGACCGGACCCGGAAGCACCTTGTCCTTACCCTATGGGTATTACCTAGCTGAGTACATGGGATAGCTGATGAGTACTCGTGTGGGGGGGCGAGGCAGGGCTGGAAGGCGGGGTGCTTGCGCAGGTCGGGTCTGCCCTGGGCCGTCGCATGGGTGACAATTCTCGCGAACCCGTAAGCTGGCCTACACCTTGCCGGCTCGCAACCCTTCGGAATTGCTCAGCTTTCCAGGGTGACAATCCTGGTCTCGCGCACCGCAGAATCTTGTGCCAATCTTCGTCACTCGCCACTGGCACACATCTCCTAACTATGCGGAATCACTTGGTTGCCATCTCTGTATTAGGCTGGCACCGTCTCTGCATTACCTAGGTCCATGATGACGAAGCGGCAAACGGTGAAGCGGATTCTCGGGAAGTTGTCTCTTACGGTTGCAGAGGGCCGTCTCTCAGCTGCGGATTACCGCCGAATCCACCTCTGTTTGCTGTCCTGGGCTCTCTCGTAGGCGCCTTGTGCGCTGCCGGCTCCCGAGGTTCGAGGGTCGGCAAGGCAAAAGGACCACTGCTATCTGACAACTAAACCCACGCTGAGCACCTGGCAAGGGCTCATACCGGAAGGCGCCCGAGCGACGCACGCGGCACAGAAGAGCCGTCCAACCGGAAAGCGATAACCGACCCAAGGGAAAGGCGTGGCAAGAATGGCAAGTGCTGGCCCAATGAGCCGTAGACCGAGTGTGCTACTGGCGGCAGGCCGCAAGCGCTTGACCGCGGGGTTTCGCAAGCCCCGCCGATCCTGAGATTGCCGAGCAAGGTCCCTGGTAGGGGCAAGCTCGGACGTCTCGCACGGCTCATCTCGGGTCGTGCGAGGTGGAACCATGTTCACTCGTTACACGATATGGCAACTGGACATCGACCGTTTCCGCGTGCTTCCGAGTACCAAGCGACCTCCAGAAAGCATCGCCCTCTCCGTTTGGCGCGGTCGCGCACTGGACCCGATGTCGGCTCTCATCATCTCCGGAATCGTGAGGTAACACCCATGGCAAAGTATCGCATCTGGTCACTTGAAGTTTGGGGAAATGAAGAAGACGGCTTCGAGGTCAACGACAGATGGGAGGTCGGCTCTGTCGAGCTTGCCGACGACGCTACCTGCGCAGACGTGGTCAAGGCTCTTATTGCCAAGGGTCTCATCACGCCGAAGACCACTCACGAGCAAGTCGACATGGACGATGCGAGCGACGTAGACCTGTTATTGGATGATGCAACCACTGGCGAGCCACTGTTTCAGCTAGAACGCGAGGAGTAAACGCATGGCCAAACAATCTTGTCACGGGAGAGCGGTGCTCTGCATGGTCAAGGAGCGAGATACGCCAGACGACCCAAACACGTCGTGGCTCCGCACTCAATACCGGCTGTTCTCTGACGGTGCGCTTCTCAAATGCCTCACGGTACGAATGCGCGGTAAGCAGGCAGCTGGATACGCGTCAGACCTCCACAGCTATGGCTGGAAGCGGGTTAACTTGAAGACGAAGATAACCGAAGACGTACTTGAGAGCGACCTCGCGTCGAAGGGGTTCTCTCGAGACGTGTCCAACAGCGCAACGTACGCGGAAAGGGAGTGACACCCATGGACATTCGCATTACACGACAATCGCTGCGAGATGCTGAAGCCTGCTACGACGACAACGAAATCGCCGCCCTCATCCCTGAGGCTGGCGTCAACCTAGACGAAGGGCTCGCCCTCTATGTTCCCGTCGAAGACAAGCACTGGGTCCTTTGCCACGCAGCCGGCGTACCGGACCAAATCCTGCGCGAGCACGCTTGCTGGTGTGCTTGTCGGGCCCTCGAAGCCGAACGCGCCGCCGGCCGTGAGCCCGACCAGCGCTCATGGGCAGCCGTCGCAGTCGCAGAGCTATTCGCCCGCGGTGAGGCTACGCAATACGAGTTAGACGCCGCCTGGGCCGCCGCCCGGGACGCCGCCTGTGCCGCCAGTGACGCCGCTTGGGCCGCCGCCTGTGCCGCCGACAGTGCCGCCGCCAGTGCCACCGCCTGGGACGCCGCCAGTGCCACCGCCTGGGACGCCGCCAGGGCCGCCGCCTATGCCGCCGCCAGGGCCGACGCCTATGCCGACGCCAGGGCCGCCGCCAGGGCCGCCGCCAGTGACGCCGCTTGGGCCGCCGCCAGGGCCGCCGCCTGGGACGCGCAATTGAGCGATCTCGTTGCTCGCATCCGTAATGCGTAAGGAGTGACACCATGCAAATCGCAGTTGCAGACGCCACCATCTCCGTAGAGATGTCAGGAATCACCGACTCCGAGGGTCGCGATATCTACGCCATGACCATCGTCACTCCGGAGTGGAAGCATTCTGACCACTCCATAAAATCCGGTTGCCTCGGATGCGACGAATGGCACGGGATGGCTTCTGCCCTTTCATTCCTGCAAGCGTGCGGCGACGCCGCCAACTACGAATACCGCACGGGCCGCGGGTCCGAGAACAGCGACCTGTTCCCAGCGCACGTTGCGATCTGGGCAGCTCAGCACGTCGACGAGCTCTCAATTGCCGCCATGGAACTGGAGGCGGCGTGATGCAAGCAATCTTCGTTCGCTACCGAGGCCCGACTCAGCACACTGGATCGCGATTCGTTGTCACGTGCTACGGTCAAACGACCATGCGGGTACCGTATGACCATGCCCTTGGACCCGAGAAAAACTACGATGCGGCATTGCGAGCCATGTGCGTTCGCGGGCTTCTGTGGGGCGCGTGGAAGGGGGCGCACACGCACAGAACTGGCGAGCGTGTCTATGTCAAGGTAAGTAACTTTCGTCGTCAACGCTGCGTCGTAATCAGGTGAACTTGTACCGCGTCCACTGCCCAGACGGCGTCATTGCTGAGACTGACAACCTGCAAGACGCCGAGACCGAGCTTTTGTGCCACTACTACCGGAGCGGGAAAGGTTTCCGATTCGACCAATACCGACTCGAACACCCAACGAACGAACCAAAGGAGTGAACCATGAAGAACGTACTCAGAGGCCTCATCGCAATTTCCGTTTTCTTCGCCATCCTAGCCCTGGCAAGCTGGGCAGGGGCAGCGGAGCCCGCGAAGGGCAAGGTCATTCCGCGCGCAGAGCTGCCAGCGGACATCCAAGCGCCAAAGACGTCGAAGACGGCGGCGAAGTTCCCCGGCGTGCCATCCTGCCGCATGGGCCGTCTGGAGACCTCCGAATACGACACCGAGCCGCTCTTGACGTGGCGGGGTCAGAATCAGAACCACAAATGCTTCGACGCCAAGGTGGTCTACGTCTGCGCGGCGTTCGGCCGACTGTCCGTTCGCTGCCAGTAACAAGGACCGATGCTACTGACTCAAACCTTCCAAGACGTGGCGGCTCTACTCGATTCGGTCGCTGCGCTATGGACCGACGCGCCCGTGGCAACTGGTCATTGCCCGTCCTTGGCGGAAACGTCGGCAACCGTTCGCTCTCCACGGCGACGGGATATAACACCCTACCGAATCGGCATATGAAGCGTGACCACTACGGTGGCGGGCGCAGAGGAGTGACTACCCGATGCGCCCAAGATGCTCCTTTCTCACAATGGGCTCGAGACGTTGAATGCGCACGCATTCCAGTGGGTTCTATTCTTCCCCCCCACGACCATAAGCGTCTCGAGTCCTTTGGGAGGAATGAAGCATGAACTATCCCGGGTTCTATCGCATACGCGGCCTACCGCGCAGCACGCGCGTCGACGACTGTACAGCAGCACGCAACCGCGCCATCGCCAGGGCAGAGGCCGAGATCGCACGTGACATGCTACGACCGCGTCACGAGGGTGACCTGGCCATCGACGAGCCGATCGACCTGTACACCATACGCACCCTGTTCGGCGAAGGGTCTGCCCTGCATCGGCTGGTGACACGCTGATGCTCGCCTTGCTCTTGTCCGCCCTGCTCACGAGCCCAGAGGCACAGGCCGCAGCTGTCGACCACTGGTGCGCTTCCCAGCCCCTGCAGGTTGCCGAGCGCCGCCCAGAATGCAACCCTGTCCTCGCCGAGCGCATCCGCAGCGTCGCGCGCTTCATAGACGAAGTCGAGCGCACCAGGATCGAGGCCATCACAAACCCATTTCAGGAGTGACACACATGGACATTCTCATCACACGACAATCGCTGCGAGATGCTGACGCCTGCTACGATGACGCCACGCTCTCCTCTCTCATCCCTGAGGACGGTATCACGTTGGACGAAGGTCTGGCTCTCTGCGTGCCCGTCGAAGATAAGCACTGGGCTCTGTGCTACGCGGCCGGCGTGCCTGACCAAATCCTGCGCGAGCACGCTTGCTGGTGTGCTTGTCGGGCCATCGAAGCCGAACGCGCCGCCGGCCGTGAGCCCGACCCTCGCTCGTGGGCAGCCGTCGCAGTCGCCGAACGTTTCGCTCGTGGCGAGGCTACGCGAGACGAGCTAGCCGCCGCCAGTGCCGCCGCCTGGGACGCCAGTGCCGCCGCCAGGGCCGCCGCCTGGGACGCGCAATTGAGCGATCTCGTTGCTCGCATCCGTAATGCGTAAGGAGTGACACCTATGCCTGATAACCTGCAAATGCAATCAGACCAGCTGAACGAATACACAGCCGCAATGGCTAAAGCTCAGCTCGCTTTCGACGCCGTGTCCAAGGATAGCGAGGGGCAAGTTGGCCAGAGAAGGTATTCGTACCCTTCTCTGGCGTCTGTTATCTCAGCGACCCGCAAGGGACTCTGCGACAACGGCCTCGTAATAGACGGCGTCGTGTGGGACGGGTGGCTAGTCGTCACCGTCATGCACATCAGTGGACAGTTCAAGCGCTCCGCTCTGCAACTGCCCGACCCTGCCGACGAGTGGCAAGGTTTCGGGTCGGCTGAGACGTACGCTCGCCGCTATCTCTACTTGGCGATGCTCAGCCTTGCCGGCGAGGATGACGACGGAGCCGCAGCCCAAAAGCGTGCGCCAGCCAAAGTTGACCCGATGCAGCCGCTCTGGGACGCGCTCGACACCCTTGGCATAGGCCCAGGGGCAAGCACGCAGGTCTGGTGCGAGAAGGTGCTCAACCGCAAAATACCGTCTGTATCTGCTCTGAGCAAGTCTGACTACGGTAAGCTGTTGGAAGCAGCCAAGGCTCCCAATCCCAACGACACGGCAACGTCGGACGGACTTGCCACGCGCGAACACTGCGAGAAGCTGAACACCGCTCTGGACGCTCTCAAGTACGACTTCCCCACTGGCAACGCTATGGACGCTGCCCAGGTAGCGCGCTCGAAGAAGCAAGCAAAGCTTAATTGGGCCAACGGAATGCTCAAGCGCCCTACTCCCATCGGCTCATTCGCGGCTATGACCCAGGAAGAAGCCGTCCGCCTGATTGCAGCCGCACAAGCCGGCGAGGTTCCCGAAGGTGACCAAATGCCCGATTGGATGGGCGGCGAGCCAGAAGCGAAGAAGTAGCTCGACGACCCAAGGAGTGAACTAATGGACATTCGCATCACACGGAAATCCCTGCAAGACGCCGGCGCCTGCTACGACGACGCCGATCTCGCCGCCCTCATCCCAGAGGCCGGCATCAGCCTCGACGAAGGGCTCGCCCTCGACGTCCCAACCGGAGACAAACACTGGGCACTGTGCCATGCGGCAGGCGTCCCTGGCCGTATCCTGCGTGAGCACGCGTGTTGGTGCGCGCGCCGAGCCCTCGACGCCGAGCGCGCAGCCGGCCGTAAGCCGGACCCTCGTTCGTGGAGCGCCGTCGAAGTCGCCGAACGTTTCTCCCGCGGTGAGGCGACAGCAGTAGAGTTGGAAGCCGCCTGGGACGCCGCCTATGCCGCCGCCGCTGCCAGGGACGCCGCCTGGGACGCCGCCAGGGCCGCCAGGGCCGCCAGTGCCGACGACAGTGCCGCCGCCAGGGCCGCCAGTGCCGCCGCCTGGGCCGCCGCCAGTGCCGCCGCCAGGGCCGCCGCCAGGTCCGCCGCCAGTGACGCCTACAGTTCCGCCTACAGTTCCGCCTACAGTGCCGCCTACAGTGCCGCCTCCTGGGCCGCGCAAATCGCTGACCTCGTTGCTCGCATACGCAACGCATAGGAGTGACACACATGCCAACGAACAACAAACACGTTGGACTCTGGCTACTGCTTTGGATGGCTGTATCTGCGGCGACGGCGCTGCTTTGGCCATGGGGTGGATGATGGACTGGAGAAAGCACCCCGTGCAGGCCGAGACTTCGTGTCGAGACGCCCTTGCTTCCGCTCTTGCCGCCTTCTGCGCCTACGAGGAACGCAAGGCGACATGGCGCGAGGTCGTGACGAAGGTTCGCGAGTACGGTAACGCGCGAGAATGCGCTTCTTGTAAGCGCTACCTCGTAAGACCGATAGCTTGCAGGCCAAGTTTTGCCGATCTCATCACCTTCACAGCCAACATGGAGCCACCGTAATGATGCCGTTTTGCGCGCGATGCGCGTCCACCTCGCAGGTGGCGATCTATGATGTCGACGGAGAACGCGTCCCTCTGTGCCCTTCGTGCGCTCCATCAACCGACACAGGGATGGTAGTACGAGAAGCTGACGTGCGTTCGTTGATCGCTTCAGCTGACTCCATATCCGACTCGGTCTGCTGGTGCCACCTCCCTGCGATGGGGCTCAGGGTGGTATGGTGCCCTGCGCACGGGATGACCGAGCCACCGAAAGCCCAGTGGCAACCGTACTGCAAACCCAAGGAGTGACACCCATGGAAATCCGCATCACACGGAAATCCCTGCGCAAGGCCGGAGCCTGCTACGACGACGCCGATCTCGCCGACCTCATCCCAGAGGCTGGCCTCAGCCTCGACGAAGGCCTAACCCTCGACGTCCCAACCGACGACAAACACTGGGCACTGTGCCATGCGGCAGGCGTCCCTTGCCGTATCCTGCGTGAGCACGCGTGTTGGTGTGCTCGTCAGGCACTCGACTCCGAACGTGCCGCCGGCCTTGAGCCAGACCCTCGTTCGTGGGAAGCCGTAGACGTCGCCGAGCGCTTCGCACGTGGCGAGGCTACGCAAGACGAGCTGGCCGCCGCCAGGGACGCCGCCTGTTCCGCCGCCTGGGCCTCCGCCCACGCCGCCTGGGACGCCGCCTGGGCCGCCGCCCACGCCGCCGCCAGGGCCGACGACAGTGCCGCCTCCAGGGCCGCCTGGGCCGCCAGTGCCGACGCCAGTGCCGACGCCAGTGCCGACGCCAGTGCCTCCGCCCTGGCCGCGCAACTCGCTGACCTCGTAGCACGCATCCGCAACGCGTAAGGAGTGAAACCCATGGACATTCGCATCACCCGAGAACCCCTGCGCAAGGCCGGAGCCTGCTACGACGACGCCAAAATTGACCGACTCACCCCAAAGACCGGTATCACCCTCGACGAAGGTCTCGCCCTCGACGTCCCCGTCAACGACAAATACTGGGCTCTGTGCTATGCGGCCGGCCTCCCTGACAGAATCCTGCGTGAGCACGCCTGCTGGTGCGCTCGCCAGGCCCTCAACGCCGAACGCGCCGCCGGTCGCGAGCCTGACCCGCGCTCATGGGCAGCCGTAGAAGTCGCCGAACGTTTCGCCCGCGGTGAGGCGACAACAGTAGAGTTGGCCGACGCCGGGGCCGCCGCCAGGGCCGCCGCCAGTGCCGCCGACAGTGCCGCCTGGAACGCCGCCAGGGCCGCCGCCATGGCCGCCGCCAGGGCCGCCTGGAACGACGCCAGGGCCGCCGCCTATTCCGCCGCCAGGGACGCCGCCTGGGACGCCGCCTGTGCCGCCGACAGTGCCGCCGCCAGTGACGCCGCCTGGGACGCGCAACTCGCTGACCTCGTGAAACGCATCCGCAATGCGTAAGGAGTGAAACCTATGCCAACAAACAAACTCAAAGTCCTGTCCCTCGAAGCCTCCAATGTCTTGCGCCTACGCGCTATCCAAATCACGCCGAACCCAGACAACAACGTCGTCATCCTTGGTGGCGAGAACGAGCAAGGCAAGTCAAGCGCCCTCGCCTGCATCGAGATGGCTATCGGTGGAAAGAAGCGCATCCCTGCGTCGCCTGTCCATCTCGGTGAGAAGGAAGGCCGTATCAAGCTGATGCTCGGCCAGCGCGAGGTGGAGCTCATCGTCGAGCGCACAGGCGAGAAGCTCGATAAGCTCGTGGTCCGCTCGGCGGACGGTGCCCCCAAGGCAAGCCCGCAAGCCATCTTGGACGCCCTGAAGTCCGACCTATCCTTCGACCCACTGGCGTTCGAGCGCATGGAGCCAGCCAAGCAAGTCGAAATGGTCAAGAAGCTCTTGGGACTGGACTTCACCGCCCTGGACAGCGAGCGCGCCAAGCTCTACGAGAAGCGCACCGAGGTCGGGCGTGGGCTCAAGGTGAGCCAGCAGCGCGTTGCGGACTTCCCCATCTCCTGCGTGACAGCTCCGGATACCGAGGTGGACATCGGCGCCTTGCTGGAAACGAAGAAAGCCGCAGACGAAGAAATCGCAAAGGCACACAGACTGTCAACCATGGTGGACGCCTGCGCCTGTGAGGTGTCATCCGCTGAAACCGCTCTCGCAGAAGCCGAAGCCGCGTACGAACGGGCTCAGCAGCGCCTCGCCGACGCGCAGAAAAGGATGCTAGATGCTCGCAACGAGGTCTCGTGCTCTCCGCCTCCAGTCGTTAACCTGACTCAACTGCATTCCAAACTCTCTGGCGCAGAAGCGATGAACCGTCTCGTGCGAGCCAAGCGCGACCGCGCCGCCGAGTCTGCCAAGTGCGCCGCTCTCGAGAAAGAGCAAGCTGCCCTCACCGAGAGAATCGCAGCCATCGACGCCGATAAGCAGGAACGCTTGACGAAGGCTACGTGGCCGGTACCTGGCCTAGGGTTCGGCGATGGCTGCCTGACCTACGATGACCTCCCGCTGTCCCAGGCATCCGCCGCGCGCCGCCGGCAAATCGCTTTCGAGATGGCGTGCGCCCTCAACCCTGGCTTGGCAGTCGTGCTTCTGCCCGACGCCTCCCTGCTGGGGAAGGAGGCCATGAAGCACATCGCCGAGCTGGCAGCAGCGAAGGACATGCAGGTATGGGTTGAGCGGGTCGGCGCCGGTGACCCAGGGGCCATCATCTTCGAAGACGGAGGCATCAGGGCGAACTGCGACAGCAACGCCTAGGAGCACGCCATGAAGCCAAGCGAGTTGAACAACCACGATTTCGGACAAGAAATCGGGCGCATCTACAATGATTGCCGCTCGTTTGAGTCGGCCGGACTTGCCATTCGCGCTTACCTGGCGCTCGAGGCATCGCAGCCGTCCGAGCTGGAATCCCTGCGAGCAGAGGTGTCACGGACGGCGTCTGTGATCCAAGCGCTAGCTCTGGCGATGCCAGGAGAGCAAACCAACATATGTTCGTTGGCCGCTTCTGCGGCCGACTGGGACGACTTGGTAGAAGAGGCTGGGAACCTTATTAGAATTCGCAAGCGCCAAGTAGTAATTGACCCAATTTTCAACAACCCACAACCGACCCAGGAGACCACAAAATGAAACGTATCGGAGTGAAACGCGTTCGCATCAGCAGCATCAAGGCCGGCGGAGACGTCGCCCTGCTTCGCAAGGACCCTCTGGTCCAAGACATACAGGAAAGCCTCGAGACCACTGGAGGCCAGCCTGCCGAGCCCATCGTTGTCGACAAGGACAACAACATCGTTGCAGGCCGCAAGCGGCTGGCCGCTTGCCTGAACGCCAAGGTGCAGTTCGTTGACGTGGTGGCTTTCGACGGCACGCCTGACGAGCTGGAGCAAATCTGCATCGTGGAGAACGTCAGGCGGCGCCACATGGTAGGCGCGGAGCTGGACGAGGAGATCGCAAAGCTCGTCACTCTTACAATGGCATCCGTACCGCACGAAGAGCCGGAGGACGCGGAAGACGCGGAAGACGAGCCAGAGGAGCCAAAGCGAGGGCGCCCCAAGAGCGCGGCCGGGAAAGCACGCGAAATCGTGGCCAAGAAGATTTGCTCCACTCCGGAAGCCGTGCGCTCGGCAGAGAAGCGGGCAAAACAGGCTGCGGCCACGAAGGAAGCGCCCAAGGCTCCGTCGGTGCCAACGTCCCCGAAAGCCAAGATCGAGACCCTGGGCATGGACGTGCCGGAGAGCTTCATCGAGACAACGAACAACGAGCACGAGCAGCTCACCGAGCTGTACGGTGACCTCGTCGAGATCCAGAAGCAAATCACGCGCATCTCGAAAACGAGTGGACGAACCTACACCGCTCTGTCCGATGCCGTTCACAACGCAGAGGCCGTCTGCAAGCGCGAGGTCCCGAGCCACGTGTGCGTCTGGTGCAAGCGCCACCACGAGGTGATGAAGACGTGCCTCGGATGCCAGGGCAAGGGCTACCTTACCGTGGGCGAGATGGCGGCCATCCACGACAAGAAGCTCCAAGAACAGCTGCTGCGCAAAGGCCCGGACGCGGGTGTGTACGTTGGCGGGCAATTCGTGCCCATGAAAGAGCTGTGACGCCAGTGACGCCTTCGCTATACGACATACTGAACACCGTCTCCGCGTACCATGGACTGACTCCACGACAGCTCATCTACCCGTCGCGGCTGAGGTGTTTCGCGGTGCCACGAATGGTCGCCGCGTACCTGGCAAGGATGCTCACGCACGAATCCTACCCAACCATTGCGGAAGCGCTTGGCGGACAGCACCACTCAACCGTCATCAACTCGGTGCATCGAGCAAGGGCGTTGATGGCGGAGAACGAGGCCATGCTAGACGCCGTGGTAGGCATGGCGCTCGTGGTCACCATGATAACAAGGAGAAGGCATGACCTTGCAGTCCTGTGATTGCTCGGTTGACATTGACGACTGTGGTGCGAGTTGTTCGTCGACGTTCGTCCGAAAGGCGCGCAAGCCTCACACGTGTTGCGAATGCGGCGAGGTGATTCCCGTCGGAAAGAAGTATCAGGAAGACACCGGAATCTACGATGGGAGAGCATTCCGATACCGAACCTGCATCGGATGTGCGGCCATTCGCCAGCACTACTGTCCGAGCGGTTGGTATTGGGGTGAACTCCGGAACCAAATCTTAGAATGCCTGGGCTTCGACTACACCGACGCGCCAAGCGAAATCACGGACGACGAAGGACCGTCACTGTACAACAGAGACCATGCAAATGCAGCTTACCCTTGACATTTTCCCGGATGCGCCCAGCCTCCAACCGGAGCGCGAAATACAACTCTCGCCTGTTCTGCAGGAGCTTCGACCCTATCAGTTGGAAGCAGTCACCAAGGGCAAGGCCGAGCTACTGCAAAACAGGTCGACGCTTATCGTGATGCCGACGGGCACTGGCAAGACCAGAGTTTTCACAGAGTTCGTCACCGCATGGCCGTTTGTCGAGAATCCAGTATCTCGAAGGTGTCTAATCATCGCCCACCGAGACGAGCTTCTGCAGCAGGCTCGCAAGCGCATGGAGAACGAGACCGGCGAGGTCGTGGGGCTCGAACAGGCGAGCTACTACGCCGGCAATGAGCGCATCGTGGTTGCTTCGATCCAGACCATCAGCAAGCGGAAGCGTCTCGAGCGTTGGAAGCCGGAGGACTTCGGTCTCGTGGTATTCGATGAGGCGCATCATGCTTGCAGCCCGACTTGGCGCCGCGTCCAGAACTACTTCGCTGGCGCCAAGGTGCTCGGGGTAACCGCCACGCCTGACCGGGCCGACGAAAAGGCCATGGGCATGTGTTTCGAGTCGGTGGCCTACGTCTACGAAATCGAAGACGCAATCCGCGACTCGTGGCTGGTTCCGATACGGGTACGCCAGATATTCGTTGATTCGGTTGACCTGTCGAAGTGCAACACGGTGGCAGGAGACTTCAACCAGGGCGAGCTCGACGCGGCCATGGCGGTTGAAGAGGCTCTTCACGGCGTAGTGGACGCTACCATTCGTGAGGCGGGAGACAGACGGACCCTGGTCTACACAACCAGCGTCAACAACGTCAACCGCATTGCGGAGATTTTCTGCCGATACCGCCCAGGTAGCGCTCGCGCGGTTCACGGCGGGACACCAATCGACACCCGCAGGTCAATTCTTGGCGATTTCGGTCGAGGAGGGTTCCAGTACCTTGTCAACTGCGGAATCGCCACCGAGGGATACGACAACCCGCCCGTGAGTTGCATCGCCCAGGCACGACCGACCAAGAGCCGGTCTCTGCACGCGCAGATTGTCGGAAGGGGCCTGCGCCCATTCGCAGGCAAGGAAGACTGCTTGGTGCTCGAGTTCACGGGCAACAGCGGAAAGCACAGGCTCGCATGCTGCTGTGACATCCTGGGTGGCAGGTACGATGAAGCCGAAGTCGACGAAGCCACGGAAATCGTCAAGAAGAAGCCTGGCATGCGCGCCGACGAGGCGCTGGCAGAGGCACGCGAGAACGCAGAGCGCCGCAAGGCCGAAGAGGCTGCCAAGCGCCTGAAGCTCAAGGCTCAGGTCCAGTACAAGACACGAGACTTCGACCCGTTCTCGGTGTTCCACATGGAACGTCGTGCTGACGAGCAAGGTCAGCGCTTCGGCTCCATCCCAAGCGACGCCCAAATCGCGCTGCTGTCTAAGTTCGGCATCGACACCCCCAAGGACTGCACCAGGAAACAGGCTTCCGACCTCATCGGGAAGGCAATCCAGCGAAGCAATCAGGGACTGGCGACGTTCAAGATGGTCAGGGCGCTTGAGCGCGCTGGAATCCCAGCGCTGAACCTTTCCTTCGATGCCGCCGGGGCTCTGCTCGGATACCTACGTGACCACGGATGGCAGAAACCACCTATCGAGGTGTACAATCGAATCGTGAGCAGGGAAAGGCAGGCCGGAGAATGACCACGTGTAAGAAGCGGGCAACGTGCCGGTTCTCCAGGGCCGGTAGCAGATGCTGGACCTTCCGTTGCAGCTCATGCCGACGTTGGTTACCCATGTGCAAGATGAGCCAGCACGTGTCGGTTTGCCAGGACTGCCCTGCACCAGAAAACATCAAGACGAGGGTGTATTGGTAGCCATGACCAACGAACGAGCCATGGAGCTGCAAAAGTGGTCCGAGTGGTGCGAGTACCATCGGCATGATGAGTACATGTCTTTTCGCAACGGATCGACCATCAGGTTCGCTCGCCATTACGTGGAAGGCGGTGAGGATGATGGCGACGACTCCAGCGAAGGCCAAGAGGATTGAGTCCGCGACCAAAGCCTGGAGCGAGTGCTACGCGCGTCTGGGACCGCTCTACGAACTATATTCTGTTTCAGGGCGAGACTTCGATGTCGCCTTGGCAGCAGCAGAATCGGAGACCGCTGCCTACGTCAACGGTAGCCACGAAGCCAAGCCGCGCGAAGCTCTCTCGCGCTGGGAGGACCTAATGAACCGTGCAATTGCAACAGAACGTGGTGACAGATCGTGCTCCGTGTGCGGCCTGGAGCACGTGGTTGTCATCATCAACAGGGATGGGTCTCGGGTGTGTGGGAGGTGCAGGCGCGGTTTCATCGGTGGGTAGCCGATGGGGTGCCAAGAACGGCTTTCCGGGCTACGATTCCTTCCGCACGGGCTTGAAGTTCGCCGACGTCAAACGGTGGGCTCGTTCGGAGTCCGAGAATCCCAAGGACTGGCGCTACAGCCGGAGAGGGACCGTGCTCGGCATGTGGCACGCGTACAAGCTCCAGCTCTACGAAGAGGCGGTGCGCCGTGGCTACCCAGAAACAACGCCTTCTGCAACTGACGGCGTGGCTCCGCGGAATCGGCGTGTGCCCTCTGTGCGCCCTTCGCCTGGCAATCCTAGCCGTCGACCGAGAATCCGGTCTGCAAACCTTCCTGCCCAAGAACTGCCAACAAACAACAAGCTGCGACGCAAAGGCCAGAGATAAGTGGGACGAGCGTCCAGCAAGGGAGTGACCTGTGTCTGACACGAAAACAACAATAGGCGCGCTGTTCCGACGCATGCGAAAGATCGCCAAGCTCAACATGGCCGAAGCTGCTGGTGCTCTGGATCTGTCGATAACCACACTGTCTGATATCGAGAACGACAAGTATGCCAAGCCGGCGATCCCGCGTGAGCCAACGCCGGCCCAGATCGCCGAGTTGGTGTCAGCGATGACGCTCGGTGGGTGGCCTGCCACTGGCGACGAGCAACTGAGGGCGATGAGGGCATGGGAGTGGTTCGCTGACAACTACTCTACCGCGCCAACTCTGCCGACGGAGGCGGAGCTTGTTGAGGCAATCGAGAAAGGCAGGTCAGATTGGATCGTTGCGAGGGCTTCCGATCTGACGGAGTCTACGTATTGCGCGTGCGCCGTCCTCGACCTCCTCAAGAGCAAGGACGCGCAGGCGGAGCGGACGACGGTGCCGCCGGTTTGTCATGACTGCGGAAGGCTGGCCACGTGTTTTGGTCGCTACGAAGCTATGGAGTCCAGCAAGTATTCATGCGACGAGTGTTGCGGCCATGGGAACGAAGACGGGCATTGTGAGCCTGTGCCTGTCAAAGTGACCCGCAACCCTCAGCCAGCTCCACGCCCATTCGTGCCGTCTCCGCCGACGGCAGACGCAGCGTCAGCTCTGCTCGCGTGGGACGCCCAGGACGGCGAGTACTATCGCAGATCCTGCGAGCGCGAGCTTCTTGAGTGTCTGGCATGCGATATCGCCCAGGCCGCGGGGAATGAAGGCTGGCAGCGATGAGCGACCAAGCCCACCTTTTCCCCAGACGGATTATTGTGTATCAGGCCATTTGCCGAGGGTGCGCGGCCAGGGCTCCGGAGCTGGAATCGCAGATGAATGCCAGGGATGCCGCCATCGCGGCGGGCTTCGTGGAGCTCGAATTGTACAGCGACAGAAAGCACCGCTCGATGGCATGGGGTTGCAAGACCTGCGTTCCGAAGCTGGAGAGAAAGAGCGCATCGGCGAAGCTACTGGAACCGTTCAAGCGCTCGGACACGGGGCACGACTACGATTGCCGGTGCGGCAAGTGCTGCGAATATGACGACGCTTACCCAGGATGCTGAAGGATGACTGAGCTGAAGATTCCGAGCGACGCGCATCTGTGCGCGTGGTGCAAGATGCGCCAACCTGTATCATAGGCTCGCGGACCATGCGGTTCGTGCGAATGGACGTTTCTTGACCGCAGCGAGAGCATCATCCGCGAGTTCCGCGACCTCGGGAAGGGAGGGTGAGGGAGTGGCAAACGAAGACCGCGACTACCTGCGGTGGATAGCCGCCCACCCATGCGCCATGTGCGGAGCAGCCTCGGGTCCTCCTCACCACCCGCGCCATGATGTCGGGCTTGGCCTCCGAGCCCACGACCACCGCGCCGTCCCGCTGTGCCACAGCTGCCACGAAGAGCTTCACCGGCTGAACGGGCACTTCGCCGGGTGGAGCCGCGATAAGCTACGCTCATGGCTTGACGCTGTGGCGGCGTCGATGCGAGTGTTGCATGACTCATCAACCAATGGAGTGAAACTATGCGAATTTTGAACGACAAGGACCAGGAAATAACGAAGTATCAGATATCCGACCTCAAGGGGGCACCTGTGCCAGCGACGATATCCGAGCGGGAACACAAGCGCCGGTTGCTACAGCCCTTGTTCGACAGGCTCAAGAAACTCGGCATCTCCGGAGAGATGCAGGCCCGCACGTGGTGTGAGGGGGCTCTCGCACATCCGCTCGCCAAGATGGCTGACATCAAGGAAGAAGAGATCCCATCGCTCGTCGATGTGGCAAAGAAGGCGCTCGGGGAACCGCTCATGGACTTCGACGAGGTCGTCGCATTAGCTCCGGTGGCACCTGGAATTCCGAAAGCGCAGCCCAACGCTCCACAAATGCCGGCGGACACGACTTCTTCCCTCGACGCCGTAAAGGAATGCCTGGCCAACAGTCCAGTCGGCGAAGAGAAGCGAATGTGCGGTACCAACGGGTGCGCGAACAAGCCGGAGGAAAGAGAGTTCTGCGAGGAATGCTCGAGGACACAGGAAATCGACGTCGCCGTTTCCACTATGGTTTCCAACGCCACCAACCATGCGGATAGCCTGACAGCGGAGGCTATCGTTTCCGATCCAGGACAGGAGCCAGAGAAGCCAGACGCTCGCCCGTCGCTCGAGGTCGCCATTGGCAGCCACGCCAGCATCACCACCGGCCGCCTGGCCCCGTACATCACCCGCCTTCGCTCATGGAACCTTCGCAAGCTGTCGCCAGAGCGCCGCAAGCGCTTCCGGTCCATAGTGACAGAGCTCGAGCTGGCCTGGGACAACCTACGCCAGGAACTCCAGACCCTCGCCGCCGAAGGATTCGTGGCCAAGACATCGCCTTCTACCCGTCTGGCCGCAACCCTTCGCGTGGGCGACGCTGTGGAGCTTGACGAATCGCAGTTGGCGCTCTTCAGCGAGGTCTACAGCCCGGAAGAGCTGGCCGACTTGAAGGTTGACGCCATCACCGACACACACGCGGTCGTCTCCGGGCCTCTTCGCAGCCTGGGTCCGGTGAAGCTCTGCCACCTGGCCAAGAAGTAGCCTCAAGCGCTGTCGCAGCAACCAACCAAGGCCGGCCCAATCGTGGGCCGGCCTTTTCGTTTGCCATCACATTGATGCGCCGTATTACTTGTCTTCTCGACCGTGAAATCGTGAGTCATTTCGACGGTGGGCCCCGGACTTAGGTCCCATCCCATCATTCTGGGTCTGGTCCGTGACTGAGTGATTTGGGGCGGGGTTCGCTGCTGACGCGCTGTCCCTTGGGACTATCCAGGACAGCGGTTTCTGACGAACGCCCTTGTTGGATCTGCCAGGCCCACCCCATCAAGTGAGCCGAACGCAGGGAATGCCCGACGCCGGGGCACCGTACATCGCTGTACGGAATCGGGTGTCACCTTTCCACCCTGCGCTTGCAGATTCGCGGCCGATGCCGTGGCTCGCATTTCGGTTCCATCCGTTTCCGTTCCCCAACATTCGGACCCGCTGAAGGCGGGAACAGCGCCCGAGCTGGCGCCAATTGTGAGGTTGACCGAGCAACCGTTTTGTGCGATGTTGTTTTCCATCGACGCTGGGGAGTTTCGATACTAACGCCGACCTTGAACGCAAAGCAAGGTCGGCGTTACTGTTTCTGGACTACGTTGACGCGTCTTCGATGTCGACTTCGACGCCGGACGGAACCCCGATTCGGTGCGTATGCGTCGTCCCTGCGTTGTTCGCGCGCTTGTCGTTCTGAAGCACCTTGGCCTGCACGAGACCGTCCCAGACGAACTTCTGCCCGGCCTCGACGTTGTCCGGGTCCCTGGCGCCATCGCGCTCAACCCACGTGAAGTGCAGGCGCACGCGCTTGTAATGGCCTTTGGGTATACGAGCCGCCAACGCGTGAAGGGCTACCTTCTCGGTCCACGCTTTCTTGAGCGTCGAGTACCCGTACCCCTTTCCGCCGCAGCCCTTCGCAGCGGCCACGATTTCGTTCATGCCAGGAAGCGGCCCTGGTACCCAGAACTTCATGGCGCCACGAGCACGATGGACTGGTTTCGCTCGGACGGCTTCACGTGGTGGACGGTTGGGATACGCTTCTCGAGCTCCTTCGAAACGATGTCGGCAATCTCTGACCGAAGCGACGCCTTCCCAAGCCACACGACGAACGTGAACAGTAGCGTAAGCACGGCGAGCGCACCAACCACGCGCTGGTACCCCCTCACGGCCTCACACGAACCCTTGTGCGTCTCGGTGGCCTTCCCGGCTTCGTCACGGGCTATCGCGCGGATGCGCTCTGAGCTCTCAGTGACAGGGACCGGGGTTATGGTTCGGTGAGACATGGCAAGATGCTACTCCGACGGAGGCAATGCTGGCAGTGCTAGGTACCAGTGCAGGGTGTTCGTCGCGTGGCTGCAGTAGTAGCACCTGTCATCTGGGATCAAATTCCACGCAGTGCCGTCGGTTGCTACTGCCGTTACGAGAACAGACATGGAAAGGGAAGCGGAGTACATTGACCCAACCACACTCGCCGAGGCCCTGCCTGACGGCATTGCTGGCATTTGGATCCACGTGATATCTGACCCGACCAAGGCCAGTACCGATCCATCGCCAAACATCCAGTCGTGGCCCGCGTACGTGGTAGTGTGCGCGCACCAAACGGTGCCGTCATTCGCAGCTGCGAACTGGACGCACTGGCCATCCCAGTTGGTGTCGAGCGCGGTTGCTGAGACGACGGTCCGATCGGCGGCGGTTGCGGGCGAGAGAGAGAAGATGGTGGCTACTATGAATGCAATTGCGATGATGAATTTCATGGTGATCTCCTTACGAGAGTGGCGGGATTGCCCCGGCGGTTGCGAGAGTCGACAGCACGGCGTTGTTTTCGCCGTTACCTGCGGCTGCCTTGTAGGCCGAAACGCACGTGTTCAACAAGTTCGTGAATGTTGCGCTACCAAGCACGAGCCGGTCAGTGAATTGGTTGTGGGGGCTCGCCGAGTTGGCGAGGTACGTATCGCACACGGTGTTGGTGATTTTCATGGTAACTGGAGGATACGAGCACGCGAGCTGCTGCGCCTCCGTCGTTCCGGCGTTGGCGTTGCTTGGTCGAGCCTGAATCGTCGCCAGACCATAGAGAATCGTTTCGGATGCCTCGTCCCGCACGGTCTCCCAGCGCAGGCACGCCATGCGCGTGAGGTTTGCAACAGTGATATTTGTTGCCAGAGATTTCATGTGCGTCTCCTACTTGGTCGGAGCCTCAATTACGAGCTTGACAGGTACACCATCGACGATCGCGTTCAGGGTGCCATTGGGCACTGGCGTTCCCATCTTAATCGCTCTGTGCGATACCGGGCTTCGTCGCTGCGAGCGCGATCCGTTATTTCCGTAGTCTACGCTAAGCCCGGTAGTCACGGCACCAGCCGCGGAGTCAGCAGCCGCCGCCTCGGCCGCAATCTCTGCCGGCGTCTGCTCTACGTCGACCGCAGTAGTGGTTCCAGTGGCGGCATTGAAAGTGATCCTTTTCACCGTGCTCATGGCAGCCTTTCGATCGTGTAGTGCGACGTTTCGTCAAGCAAATCGACAGCGTAGTTCATTTCGACACCAACACCGGTGATCTCATCGCTTGCTGTATAGGTTCCTATCAGTGTTCCCGTAGTCGACGCTCCAGTGGATGGGCGCCACTCGAAGGCGGTGAAGCTCACGTTTCTAATCCCTCCCAAGCTCGATGACGGATATAGGCATTCAATTACGACTCGCATCCAGTCGCCAGTCCTAAAGTCAAGCCCAGAATATCCAAGAATGACATTGTACCCGAGTCTGTTCGTCGAAGTCCACGTGATGTTAGTCGTGTTGGATCCGTTAATTCGTCCTGAAAGCTGCCGACCAGCGCTCGAGTTGCACTTGACATTAGTGGTGATGCGGAATCCTCCAAGGGTGTCGCATGCCAGACTTGACCAATCGAACGATATGCCGGTGACACCGAATGTGCCGCGGACAATCCTACTATTGTCGGGGATAGACCTAATCATTACTATCCTCCTGAGTGAACATCGCCGAGGCGGTATGTTACGACAGGTCTCCACGTGCTCGCTGTCGGGGATGTCGAGCCAGCTGTGAAGGTGAATCTCACGTCATCGAACATCCCGACGTAGATGTCATATGCATCGTAATCGGATGCGGTTGCAGCCGCGACGGTTGCTGGCAACGACCCTGTCGAACCGTTGATGTTGAAGCTGAACGGGTCCCAAGTTGTTCCACCGTCAGAGCTGGTGTAGCCCTTGAGACCATCAGTCGCAGATGCCTTATCCATCCCTGGGAACGAAAGCCCAACGCGTCCGCCGCCGAACATGCTCATGCGCTTACCGCCTCCGAACACGGAGACGGAATTGAACATGTCGACCGTGGCGCCTGCTGCCGGAGCGGCTGGAGCGGCAACTCGTACTGGTTGAAATTCCATCGTGCCTCCTACTTTAACATCGTTTGCAAGACCTGTTTACCTTTGCCGACCATCTCAGCGCGCTTGCGCTCTGCTTCCTGTGCTGCCTTCTGAGCGGCATCGAGTAGATCTGCTCTCCCACCGGCCCCCATGTCAGGGATGCCGAGCAGTGGTGTCATGCCTTCGCGGTATGCTTGGCCCTCCGGGAGATGGTAGGCCGCTCTTGACCTGAGAGCCTGACGAGACGCCACACCGAGACCGGCGAGCGTGAGAGCGTCGAACATCAGGCCGTATGGTCCTCCGTGAGCGAGACCGTACACGCCAGGGGCAGCCATCATCGCCAGACGATGGGCCGGCGGAAACCTGGATTCCTCGAGAGCTTCCTTGCTCGCAACCACCCTGTCCGAAGCAGCCTGAGCATCCGACACACGCTCGTCGGCCGCGTACTGCGCTCCAGCGCGCTCGGTGTCGACGTATCGAGCGGCCCGTTCCTCCGCAAGCGCCTGCTCGTTGGCCACGCGCTCTTGGGCCTGCTCGAGGCTCAGGCGAGCGTTGGTGCGTGCGCTGGCGACGCTCGCCAGCTCGTCAGCGTATCCGGCCTCTCGCATCTCCTGCTCGTGGCGAGCTCGAATGGCGTCCGGGTCTCCGGACTTCTCAAACCACTTGGCGCCCTTGATTTCCTCGGAAGGCATCACGCTGAACGAGCGTCCTGATTCGTCCGGAGAATCGAAGCGCTGCTCTGGCGTGCCGGCAACCGGGAGATTCTCTTCCCCCGAGCGATACACCATATCGGTGAGCCGTTCCCTTTGGCTGGCAGATTGGCGGTATGCCTGGTTGGCCTTGGCAAGGCGCCCGGTCGGATCGACGTTCGCGACGTGCTCTCGCAGGGCGCCGAGAATCTTCCCGTAGGTGTACTGCTGAACCGGGGTCCCTCGCTCAGCCATCTTCTGGAAATTCTGGATGGCGTTTCGGTAGTCAGCGAGACTTGCCTGTGGGCCAAGGTACGATTGCAGCTCTCTCTCAACTCGCTCGAATTCGCTACCAAGTGCCATGTGCTTTTCCCCGGCAGATCCGGCCACGGGTTCACCTTTGGACGTGAGCAACAAGGACTTCGTCGCCTTGGTCCCTGCCGTATCTTCCCTGGCGTGCTGCTCGACTAGTGAGCGAACCTCGTCCATCACGGGTTGCGTGTCGAATAGAGCGGGTTTCCCCGTCTCCGGGTCGTGCACAGCCGGGTCTTCTGCGATATCCTTCAACTCCGCGTCGAAGGTATCCTTTGATTGGCCACGAGCCTTGGCGAACTTCTGACGAAACGACTGCTCTTGCGCTGCTGCCCGGTCGGATACCATCCGCTGGCCGTACTGCTTCTCGGATTCGATGACCCGCGCGCCACGTTCTCCTTCGCCAGCCAGAAACTCTTCGCTCCTGGCCTTTGCCTCCGCAACAGAGGCGTCGAGCTCTCTACGAGAAGTCTGCTCAGTCTTGCTCAGCTGATCGCTTGTCCTCTTTTCGAGCGCAGGCAAAACCCCTTTCTCATGCAGTCCCGCGGATCTGTCGTTGGCGTACCTTTGTGCCTTGATACCAACACCACCCCTTGCATCAGGATTCACTGATGTCGACTGCGCAGCGCCCGGTGCGGCCATAACGGTGCCAACCACGGTTGGCACAACAACCTCGTGCTTGAAGTCAATCGGAGGCGCGGAGCCTTCGGTGAGCATCTGCGGTACCCTACGTCCAACAGCTTCCGTGGTGGCAAGCGCGCCCTGGCCAAGCGCCGCGCCGGCAAGACGCGGTGCCAGGACACCCGGAAGCACGCGCTCTGCCGCGCGCTCTCCAGTGCTGTAGATGGCATTTCCGGCTCCGAACAAAGCCCGTCCTGCCGCGCCGGCCGTTGCCAGAGGAGCAGTCATAGCGGCGCCTGACACTAGGGCTGTGGTAGGTGATGGCGCCTCGCTCATGACCTTCGCGTGGGTCCCAGGCGTCGGCCACACGTTACCGAAACCGGGCAAGATGCGCTGCCCGAGGTCTCCGATTCCCTCCACGGCGGTGACGTAGCCAGGGACAGACTGTGCCGCTCCGGCGAGCGTTCCCGCCGCCTGCTTCCCGATGCTCTTCGCGGTGCCCGGGATGTCGGACACCGTCTCAGCCACGGAGTCCCACGCCTTCCGAAGGCCGCTCTTGGGCTGGATCTCGCCAGCCTTGATGCGCTTTTCCTGGCCAGCCATGTCTTCCTGGTCCTGAGCGCGCAATCCTTGCTCGAGCTGCGATACCTTGTCGTGAAGCTCCGGCGTTGCCTCGTATTCAGGGTCCGCCTTGATTTCGTCGATGAGCAAAAGGGCGGCCTTGCGCTGCTGTGACGTGAGCTTGTTCACTTCGCACCCCCGAGTAGCTGCTGGAGCTGCTGAAGTTTGTCAGCGAGTCCGCCACCCGTTGCAGCCTTTGGGGCTCCGCCGGCATCAACGCTCTTTCCCTTGCCGGCAAGAGGAACATCGGACCACCACTGCCTTGGCTCCATGCCCACGTGCGATCCAAGAGAGTTGAGCAAAGACGTCATCTTGTACCGATACGCCAGCGGCTCACTGTCGAACTGCTGCTTCAGGTCCATTACCTTGCGCCGACCGTACGACACGAGAGAATCCGTCGTGCTGCGAATCGCCTCGCTGATGGCTGCACGTTCACGTGGTGGCATACCGGACCAACCACGCTCGAAAGTGCGCATCTGATCTGGCGTGAGACCCTCGCCACTTTCGAACAGTGATGCAAGCTCTGGAATGCCGATGTTCTTGCCGATGTTTGCGAGATGGTTGTTGATATTTGTCGTACCCTTGCGAAATTCCTTGGTCTCGTTCTCAACCGGGACACCACCACGCGCGATTCCGAAGAGGTTCATCATCGCTTCTGCGTGGGCCGCGCCTGAATTCGGACCATCCAACGAGATGTTCTTGGCAGCCCACTCGAGGCGCCCGGGGTTCGATGCCATCAGCTTTGACCATCCCTGTTGCGTCGACCAGTCTCGAACCTCACGAAGCAGTCGTTGCTCCGTTGGATTGCGCTCCTTATAGCTCAGACTCGCCCACGGGTTATTATCGCTGCTTGTCGGGTCGGAAGACGCCGCCGCGCTGGCCGCGGACCCTCCGCGCTTCTTGCGCATACTGGAAACCTTGACGGAGGTTTCGTTGCGTCCCTGAGCGATCCTCTCGTTCGACGCGATCTGCTTGTCCTGGCGCTCGCCAGTCGCCATTGCTTGCTGCATGGCTCTTCTGTCCGATGGGTCGAGACCGCCTACCAGCATCGCGCGTTCCCTGGCCAGCATCAGCGCCAGCTGCGGATTCGCCTGTGCGTCTGGAGACTCCATCGCGGCCGTAATCTCTGAAATCTTGACCTTCACCAGGTCGCGCCTGGCGGACATCGTGTCGTCTTCCGATATGCGCATCTCGCGCCCATCTGGCATGGTTACGAGCCAGTATCCGCCCATGTCTTCCGCTTCTGGCGCTGATGCCTGGGCTGGACCGGCTGGACCAGACACGAGCGGCGGGGCCATGAGAGGCTTCCCCATCATCGTTGGGATTCCTCCTTGGCTCGGTTGCTCGTGGACATCTTCGGCCGGGAACCTGTCGCCCTCTCGCGCGCCATGCGGGAACGATGACATCGGAATTTCCGTGTCCTTCTGACCGGCACCAGTCTCGATCGTGGATCGAGCCGTGTCTCCTTCCGGCTCGTCGAGAAGGACGTCGCGCGCGAACGGGTTTCCGAATCCGCCCATCAGATTTACGTCTTCCTGGTTGAAGCGCTCTCCCTCGGTAGCACCTTCCGGGAACGCCCTTCGCGGCAGCTGTACAGTCCTCGGATCGCCATGGCCTTCGATGACTGCTTGAGCGGTATCGCCTTCCGGCTCGTCAAGCAACACGGTGTCTTGCTGAGGCGCTTCCGCTTCACCCCGCGCATCTAACGCGGCATGAAGAGTCGGCGGGGCCATGAGAGGCTTCCCCATCATCGTTGGGATTCCTCCTTGCTGCTGCTGCGTCTCGGGCATCGCTTGCGGAACAGTGGCGGCCGGTTGCGCCTGAGAGCGACGTGGAACGTACTTCGGAGTTACCCACGTGGGAGAACCGTCAGGACCACGCATCAGCACGGGTTGAGGAGCCTGGCCAGGTCGCAAGCTCCCGGTCAGCGTCTTCATCGCCGCTGCGTTTCCTTGCGCGATCTGGTACTGGCGATCGCTATCTTGCTTCTTCTCGGCCAGTTCCTGCTTCCCCCTGTAGTAAGTCTCCTTCGCCTCCTCGCGCTTCTGCTGTAACGCCAGCTGCTCGTCTTGTCTCCGCTGCACCTCGATTTGCATGCGTCGCTGGGTCAACGAGTCGATGAGGTTCCCGAGGCTCGCGATCTCAGGCCCGAACGTTGGCGGGGCGACGATGGCATCGCCAAGGTGGGGAGATACTACCGGGTTTGGGTATCCGTACTGGTTCATCGGTTACCTCATGCGGCCTTCTTCCCGAGCTTCTGGTTGACGTAGTAGTTGACGGCGGCGTTCCCGGCCACGCCAAGAGCCTGAAGGTAGTTCTGGGCCTCTGCGTACGCCTGTTCTTCCGACAGCTGCCCCTGCTGCTGCTTCAGCTGAATGCCAGCAAGCTGGAGTTGAAGCTCCTGCTGCTGCGCCGACGTGAGGCCGCTATAGATGAGCCCGGATTCGAGCTGGCCAAGCTGCAGAGCGCTGTTGAGACCGCCCGTGAGGCGGTTCTGCTGCAGGTTCTCCGCGCTGTTGGCCGCGCTTTGGCCGGCCGTCATCCTGGCGAGGTCGCCCTGGTCGACGTTGAGCGCCTGGCCGAACTTCTGGTTGTTCGCCGTGTCTGCTGCGCTGGCGAGTTGGCCACCCGTGAGAGCCCAGTTCTCGCGGGCCTTGGTCGCGGCATCCGTGAACGCAACGCCAAGGTTCCCAGTGGCCCGCGCTGCAGCCCCCGAGTCTCCCCATCCAGCAGACGCCGACTTCCGGTCGAGCGTGACCTGAGCCTGCTGCAAACCGCGCTGGTATACGTCGTCCAGCGCCTCCGGGTTCCCGAAGATTCCGCTGTAGGCATTCCACTGTTGTTGCGCGTTCGTGGGCTGATTCTTCGTCTGTCCCCAATACTGCGAAGCCTCGGACGGCTTCGTGTAGAAGTCCTTGGTGCTGTCGAAGTAGTTCTCCCCGGCGCCTGGATTCAGCAGCTCTCCGGTTGGCTGCTGGGTCTGCGGCTGGGCCGTTGGGGTCTGCGTGTTCTGGTCCGGATGCTGCGAAGGGTACCAAGTCGCATAGGACTTCACTGCGGTCTGAGCGTCCGCAAGGCTGGTGAAGACTTGCCCGCCACCGCCAGCGGTTCCGGCGTAGAACGCCGTCGGCGTACCGGCCGCATCGTGCGCAATCGGGATGATTCCTTCGTTCCCTGGGCCAAGTCCGTAGTCGGTCGTGTAGTTGTACGCTCGCGAATTTGTTTGCGCGCTTGTCCGCTGATAGTCGCTAGGGGACTCGCCAGCAGGTCCGTACTCATACTCGCCGGCCTTACTGGTGTAGTAATACTGGCCAGTGTGCGGATCGATGTACCCTGCCCCCTCTAGCCCACCTGTTTCGTACATTGACTTATACGATTCCGACGGTCCGCCCCACGCCTGCAAATCTCCCGTGGCGTCGCTCCATGCGGTTTGCTTCCCTCCAAGCCCGAAGTAGTAATAGCCAGTATTTGGGTCTTGCCAGTAGTTGCCCGTTCCTCCAAATGAGTACCCCGGACCAGCGTTTCGCGACGCCTTGTCAGATGCCTCCGCGGACGCCTTCGAAGCGGACTGCTGTCCAGAGTACCATCCTAGATAGTCGTCGTACTCGGCCTGGCTTTGGAATGGCCTGCCGGTTCTCGGGTTCGTTTGACCGTCCCAGCTCGCCATGGTTACAGCCTCGTGTTGGACCAGTCCTGCTGGCCCTGTTGCGCCGGCTGCCCTGTACCGTACAGGCGCGACCACATCTGCTCGGCAGGACCGAACGCGGACTGGGCCTTCTTCAGGTCATCGACGTGCTGAGCGTAGCTCGATTGCGACATGGCTCGAAGGTTCGCCATGATTTGGTCGAGGTTCTGCTTCTGCTGCTGGGTGGCCTGCTGGCGCTTCTCGTTGGCGTAGGCTCCAAGCCCCCAACCAGCGATTCCACCAGCAAGCGCGCCCCAGCCTCCGCCAGCCGCACCGCCGGCAACCGCTCCGGAAGCCGCGCCGGAAAGGCCGGCTCCGCTGAAAATGTCGTCAAAACCGAATGCCATGGTTATGCCCCCAAGGTTTCGAATTCCTCTTGAGCTGAGACGAAGGAGAACCCATCGCTTCCAGCGTACTGCAATTTCCATTGACGGGCGCGATAAACGCCCAACGACCGAACCTGCTCGCACGGCTGTGGGCTCGGCGAGATCGGAAT